TCACTGCACCGAGCGAAGCACCGCCTTGGGCTTCTGGTAGTCCTCGCGGATGAACTTGCCATAGGTTCGAAACACCATCTCCACGTCCTCGTGCCCCAGCTGCTGCGCCACATACCAGGGGTTCGCGCCCGCCGTCAGAAGGGTGGACGCATAGGTGTGCCGGATCTGGTACGGGTTGCGGTAGTCGATACCTGATCTGGCCATGATCGGCAGCCACGACGTTTTGCGCACCTGGGCGTCGGTGCTCCACGGCTCGAGCGTGCGAGGATTGAGCCAGATGCGTTCGCCGCGCAGCTGGCTCAGCGGCTTCTGCGCGCGCAGCGCTTCCAATGCCTCCGGGTTGAGATCAATCGTGCGTATCCCAGCGGCCGTCTTTGGCGCCTTGAGCACTCCGACGACTTGGTTCTGCTCAATGCGCGCGGTGGCCTTCTCCCAGTTGATGTGACGCCATTCCAGCGCCTGCAGCTCGCCAGGCCTCAGGCCGGTGTTGAACCAAAACTGAAACATGGGACGCTCGTCGAGGCGGCATGCATCAAGAATTGTCTCGCGTTCGGCGTGTGCGAATGGCTGGATCACATAGTCGCTGGCCTTGCTGGTCTGCCGGATCAGCTTCACCAGGGCGATGCGGTCGAAGGGGTTGAACTCGATCAGCTCGTCATTGAGAGCGTCTTCAAAGACCGAGCGCAGAGGGATCAACATGTTCCGGATAGCCTTGGATGTGCAATCCATCTCGCTCACCCACTCCCGCAGCGCGCTGGGCGTGACCTCGTGCAGCTTCCAGCCGTGCCAATGGCGCATGCGCTCGCCGGTGATGCTCTTGGCGTAGCCCCGGAAAGTCGCCGGCGACATTTTCCCGTTCTCGACCTGCTTTTCGTAGAGCGCCATCTGCTTGCCCAGCATCTCTTGCATCAAGCTGGATTGCGGTTCGGGCGCCTTGGCTTTCGGGCTGTCCGGGAAGTAGTCGGCATAGGCGAATGTGCCGTCCTTGACCTTCCGCATAATTTCGCAGCGCAAATTGGCCGCATATTGGATGCTCGCTTTAGAAATGGGGCAGGCCGGCAGCAGCTCTCGGCACTGCATGCTCTGCCATGTGAAAGCAATCTGTATGCGCGTTACCGTGGCCTTGACCCGCAGGGTCACGCCCGGTGGGGTTGCGATAGCTGGTTTTTGATCCATTGATCGGCTTCCTTGATATTGACGTAGAGGCGCCGCGCGATGACGGCGCAGTGCTTGCCATCGAGCCAGATGCCGGCGCGGCGGCGGTTGTGGATGGCCATGGGTGTTACGCCTGTCAGCTCTTGGAACTTCTCGGCCAGGACCCACTCGGGCTCCACGGAGGCTGCAACGGTATGCGGGGCGTGGGATACGTCTGTATCTTTGTGTTTCATGATTTAGGCCTAAAAAAGCCCGCTGGCTGGGCGGGCTGGTCAAATTCGGGGATGGGTGCGCGCTTGTAGCGGCGCTCTCGTTTGCGGCGGCTCATGGGCCGGCCTTGATCGCGCGGCGTGCCGGCAGCAGAACGTTGCCCACGTAGGTCATTCCCACGAATATTCCATTCGTGTCTGGCTGCCACGTTACAGCGTCATCTTGCAGAAACTCGTCCTCCGCTTGGATGGTGTCGACGCCGCGCACCAGCAGCCGGTAGCGATCCTTAGCGGCTGGTGGCCGCGGGGCGGCTGCGAGGGCGGCGCGGTAGCGCTCACCAAAGTCAGCGCATCGAACCGTGGTCATCACGAAGTAATGCGGCGCGTCGTCGGCCCTGAATGCGCGCGCCATTTCCTCGGTCGGCTCAACCGGCACGGGCTGCCAGCCTGGCGGCACGCGGCCCATGGCCTCAACATCGGGCAGTTCCACGGCGGACAGCAGTGCCACGGTCTGGGCTGGGGCGGCGGCAAGCGCGTAAAGCGGCTGCGTGAACTTGCCGGCCGGGGTCTTGCGGGCAGGCAGGTAGCGACCGGCTTCGGCGTTCTCGGCGCCTTCGAGGTCAAGGTGCTTTTCCAGTTGCGCAGGGCTGACGTACAGCACGGGCACCGCTGCGGGCGCTGGTGGGGCGGCTTGCAGGGCTGCGCGCTGCGCGACCAACTGGGTGTACAGGTCAAGGTGGTGTTGCTCGGCTTGCACGGCCTTAAGCTCGCGCGCCGGCAGGTCGTCCTCAAACAGCGTGGAAGACTCGATCCATATGCCGGCCTGGCGCATCAGTTCCTTTTGGGTCTTCGGGTCAATCTGCCCAGCGGGCGCTGCGGTGGGTTGTGTCTTGTCGGTCATGGATTTATCCCCGTTTATTCGATGGCAATAATTTGGTGGGCGGTGTTCGATTTGCCGGCGCCGCATCGGCGCGCCAGCTCGCAAAGCCATTGCGCCAGCTCGACCGGCGTGTGTTCGCGTTCGGCTTTGGTTATGTGCGGGCGGTGGTCAATCCGCTTGCGGCTTTGAACGACGTGCGTGGCTTCGCCCAGCAGGAGAGGAATTGGCGGCACGTTGGTGGGCCGCAACCGACGATGTAAAGCAGGGTGGCTTTCTCGGCCCGGTGCCCCCACCAGTTCTGATGAATGGGCAGCGTCCAGCCGCCATGCGCATCGATCTGGCCAGGGGCTGGCAGTCCGGCCTTTTCCCAGAGCAGCGATCCAACGGGATGCTCGAGCACCCCGCCAAAACGTCGCACCTGCCGAACGCTCCAGATGGCCAGCTGCCTCTCTCCCTTGCGAGGCTTGGCGAACTTGCGCAACCGGCCCCAAGCTCGACAGGGCGGGTGCGCGACGACTGGCGCACCACCTGGCCATAGCTTGGCGTCACGCTCGATGTCCCAAACGTCTGTGCCGGGCAGTGTCTTGTAGGTACTGTCTGCGCGGGCAAACAGCACCGCCACGGTCTGCGGCAGCGGCAGGGTGAATGCATCACGTTTCATGGGCGTCCTCGGAAATCAAAAAAGCCCTCGTTCGGAGGGCTCAGTGGGTGGTGTACTCTCTCGCCAGCTTCTAAAAGAAGGGGAGGGCTATGGCTGAAAAGGAAGTTGAGATCTGCTTGTTTTGGGGCGACTGGCAAATACAGAACTGGTGGTCATGCATGGACAAATCGGATTGGGCGGCGTGGGCTCAAGTGGCGGGTGTATTAACCGCGCTGTTTATGCCATTCATGATTTCGTGGTTTAGAAGTAGGCGGGAGCGAAAAATCGTAAAAAATTTGAGCCACTATCTAAAATACAGCATCGAAAAACTGAAGGCCGTTGCGCAGTCAAGCAAATATGTGGAAAGAGATGAGGCGCAGGCGAATTACATTGATATGCTTGCCAAGTTCGCTTACTTCAAAGAACCATTGCCACTGCAGGTGAGCGCTATCAGTGCTGTTGCTCCGATTATGGCTATTCGGCTGCTTAACGCGGTTGGAGCTATTAACTCTCGCAAGGCGGTTGTGGAGCACTTGAGAGAGAGAAGCGACATTGTTGTTGGGGGGCATTTGTATCTTCACTTGCAGGAGCAATCTAATAAGCTCAGCGAAGAAGTTAAAGAGTTTGAGAGAATAGATAAATGGATTGAGTGTTTTTTTGTTAATGATTTTTTGGTTGCTCGTATTTTTCGGTGGTTCATGCTTGCATGGAGAAAAATGGGATGAATCAGGGTGCTGGGCAGGTTCCCATTGTTAATTATTTATCCTATAAAAAGCCCTAAGAACGCTGGATCGATATGATTTGTTGTCCGCAGGACAGGCCCTGCCCTTTTTCGAGATTCGCGAGCGTTGCAGTGGATGTAACCCATGCACATGGAGCCTTTGGGCTGGCAGCTCATGGGCAACCATCCTGTGTGGCTGGCGCTGGTTGCAGGCGCTCAAGGTGGATCCGGACGGCTGCGGGGATAACTTTCGCCAGGTCGGAGGTCATAGTGCGCAGTTGCATCGCGTCGCGCTGGCTGAATGGGCGGCTGTATTCGAGGGCGTCGCGCAATCTGGTTTCGCTCATCCGCGAAAGGTGGACCAAGGGATCTTCCCCGCCGCAATACAACGATGTATTCCAGCTGCGAGAAGTGGCGCGCACGATCAGCTGTGCCGGTTCGAGTGATGCTTCGCCGGCTTCGACCAAAACCGACAGGTCTTCCATGTCGGGGATGTCGGTGATGTGAATTGCGAGCAGCACCCGGGATTGAGTGACTTTCATGGGGACTCCTTTGGTTGCTGCAGCAGGACGGCCAGCACCTCGGCCGGCGAGGGTTGTTGCAGCGCAGCGGGCAGGCCTTCGCCCAGCGCCGTGCGGCCTTCACCGCCCAGGGCTTCGATCAGATCGGGCAGCAGCTTGCTGAGCTCGCCCGTGGCAATCGCCACATCGGCGTCGAATCCGCCTTCGTCCTGGCCATCGAACACGGTTTCGAGGAATGTGAGCTTCTTGATCTGCAGGCCTTCGGTCAGCAGCAGCGAAACCCGGTCATCCCATGTCAGCGCGAGCTTGGTGGGCAGCTTGCCGGCTTCGATGTGCGCCTTGACCTCATCGATGTCGAGCGGGTGGCGGCCGTAGCGCACGATGGACTTGGCTTCGTCCGCGCTCTTGAGTTCGCACTCGCGATCGATGGTGAAGCCAACGGGCGGCTCCTGGCTGGTGAGCCAGTGCGCCATGGCGGCCTGCGGGCTGGTCTGTGTGTCGAGCAGGGCTACGGCAAATCCTGGCAGGGCGTCGACCAGCAGCGTCACGACTTCGTCGGCGCGCGTCTGGCTGCTGGTGTCGAGCACCAAGAATCGCGCAGTCGGGTCGATCCAGATCCACATGCCCCCTTGCTTTGTGAAAGCCATGGGCAGCAGGTCGAGCTTGGCCTCGTCCTTGAACTCCTGCTTTTCCTTCTTGCCCGGCTTGCGGCCTGTCTCGCGCTCGATCGCGTCGGCCTTCTCCTGCACCTTGCGGTTGAGGACGCTGGCAGGCAGCAACTTGGCCTCGCTCATGAAGCGCAGGATCCACTGGCCACCGATGGACTCGGCAAACAGCCCTTCAGCCTCGCCGCGCGGCGGCATCCAGCCTGCCGAGCGCTCCTGCGTGGGGCCGCATGGGGTGAAGGGCGTGCGCGCCAGGGCTTCTTCGACGGAGGCCAGGTCGGCCTGCCAGGTGGAGGCGATGCGGTAGATGATGAGCTTATTGAACATGTTGGGTGTCGCTGGTTTCGGAAACGATTTTTTCGATGGGCGTGACGGTGACCTGCAGCCAGCCGGCCTTGCGGGCCAGCTCTGCACAGATCTCGGCGGCGTCAGCGAGTGCATAGGGCTTGGCCCGCACCGGCTTCTGCCGTGCATTGCGCAGCCAGTCGGCGTCGATGAATTCCTTGGGCTGCTTGCCGTTTTGCAGATCCAGCCGGGATTTCTTCTGGTGCGCGAGCTGCGCAGCCTCAAGTGCGCCGGGCGGAACGCCGGTCACGCGCCATCCCTTGTGGAACGACTCGTCGGCAGCCTTGGGCCGCTTTTTCTGCTGGGGGGGGGCGATAGTGCTGACAGCCTCGCCGCGGTAGTTCACGAATTGCACAGGCATACGGACTCCAGAAAAAACTAAGCCCGCGGCGTGGCGGGCTTGGGTGGGAGAGAGCGGGGCGGTTTCTTCCGCGAGGTCGGTGGCTGGCGCTGCTTGGGCCCCATCTGGGTCGCGCCGCATGGGCACTGGTAGAAGCCTTTGGTTGTGACCGTCAGGCGCTTGGCCCTGGTCGCGGGCTGCTGGACGTTCTCAGCCCACTGCCATGCGTGCTCACCGCCGATGGGGCACGCCTGCTTGGCGCGCTGGCGTTTGGCGATCGGATCGGTCACTGCAGGTATTTGAGGCACTGCATCGTCGTGCCATCCACCCACTCGACATGCTGACCTGGCGGACATGCCTGCGCGCTGCTGTCTGCCTGGCGCTGGTCTGCGGCGCTGGCGCTGGGCTCCTGTGCCTCTGCGCTGCTGCAGCCGGTCAAGGTTAGGCAGATCAGCACCATCAAGGTCGCAATCAGCCAGGCGGTGGGGCGGTTGGGGATCAGCTTGCGCTTTGGCATGGGCGTGATCTGTGGATCGTGCGGGAAAGCCTCAGCCAGACTGCGCGGATACATCGCGTCCGGGTCTGGGTTCACGTCATCGGGGAAAGGCATGCGAACGGTCATGGCGCGCTCCAAAGAAATGGCCCACGCAAGCGGGCCGGCGATGGTTAGGTAAGAGGGGTTTACTGTTTGGACGAGATGGCCGAATCGATGGCTTCGCGGGCGCTGGTAAATACGCCGGCCTGACTGGCGTGTTCCAGCGGGTACTCAAGCCAGTAACCGTGTTCGCTAGGAACGTCGGAGGCCAGATCCAGCTTTCCGCCACAGCGCACGATGGCGAAGTGCGAGAGCAGGAAGTCCAAGCGCTCGGCTTCCTTGCGTAGCTCCGCCTTCTTGACCCTCGGGCCCGCGATGGTGGACTCGGTGATGCGAGCTTCGCCTTGGGCTGTCGCGGCCTCAAACTGCTGGCCTAGCAACGCGCCGGCTTGTTCGCCGTGCTGGCGCGCCGTCTTGGCGGCTATCGTGGCGGACACCTTGCCAGCGTTGACCATCTGGCGCACATCGCTGTTGGCATCGCCCAGGGCCAGCAGCTGGCGGACATGCTCCGTTGACTTGCCTACGGTCGCTGCGATGTGGGCCGGCTCCCAGCCGAACGCGCGCAGGCGCTTGTAGCCCTCGGCAACCTCCACAGCGGTGAGCGGCTTGTTGGCGGCGCTGGTGATGATCCGGGCGGTGCGGTCGGCGTCGTTGCCTTCGAAGTAGACGATGTGGACCCAGGCCACTCCATCCTTGGGGCTGCGCAGGGCCGCGCCACGCTCCAGCGCGCGCCCGAAGGCCGCATGGCGGCGATGGCCATCTACGATCCAGACGCCGCCCTCAGGCCGGATACGCACCTCAAGCGGAGGATATTTCCCGGCAGCCATGATGTGCCGGGTCAGTGCCTCGATGCTGTCCTCAAGCGCTGCGTCGTGCTGGCGCAGGTTGAATCCGGGCTCAACGTGGATGCTCTCGAAGCGGACCTGCACGGCGTCTGCGCGCTTGGCCTCGCCGCTGTCAAACATCTTGCGGTTGGAGTTGCTCATAAATTCGGTTCTCCAAAAGAAAAGGCCCGCAGTGGGCGACTTAGATGGCGTCAGCGCTGCCTTCTGGTCGCGCGGGGTGGTTGCTGAGCAGTTGGCGCAGCTCGTCGGGTGAAAGGGGTGGCAGGGCTGCTGGCGCTGGCAGCCCTAGGGCTTGCGCAGATGTGCACAGCACCCGCTGCGCGATGGCGGGGTGGTAGTAAGTCATGGTGCGAATAAAGAGCCGCGTGCTGCCCGGAAAGATAGGAGGAGGGAGGACGGAGGAGCCGGGCGCGGCTGAAAACGAGAAAACCCAAAGCGGGCAAAAGGTAGATGGCGGCGGGCCCTCATCTGCCCTGCCTGACCAGTGCGGCGCGTACTTACGCGAGCTGGCTTGACCATCATTGAAGCGGGCTGGGCTTGATTCCAGCTCTTGGCGCCGCGCGTCGCGTTTGTGCATCGCTTCGCTCTACGGTCCCGCGTGTCCATCCACGCCGCCACTTCAATGATGGCCCCGGCGTTGCTCCAGCCGGGACGGTTAGCTCTGCCGAAATAGTGTTTATTTAAACAGTGGTGTGATTTTATACAGTTATTTGAGCTTGGCAAATAGTTTTGCTGCTTGGGCTGCTGGGCCCGATGTTGAAGATGGCTTCGCTTGAAGCAGCGTCGAGGGTTGTGGTGGGCTTGCGCCCGGGACTTCCACCCTTTGCCGGAGCTGACCCGGTCACGCCATCACGGAGGCAGACTGGACGAAGGCTTCACTTCGCCATTGCTGGCCCCGGCTTCCACGTCGTGCGCGCATTCGCTGCCGTACCGTGGCTCAGGTCTTGCCAATCTGCCTGCGTGATGGCCCCACCTGGCAGGGGTTCGCAGATCACTATCTGCTTCCGTGTGCTGTTCGGCTTGAGGCAGCTTCCCTCTGGATATGGCCCCTGGCATTTGCCCGTGCCAGGCCGCGCGCCTATACGCGGTGATTCCGGGGTGGGAACGAAAAAGCCCGCCGAAGCGGGCTTGGGGTGGAGTAGACGCGGCCTGTTTATGCGGCTAGTTGCAGCGCCGAATTCGCGGCCTCGATTCGATGGGCGTTGGCGACCTTCCATGCCAGAGCTTCTGCTTGCAACGTGCTTTTGCGCTCGTCGTAGGAGGCGCCACGAGCAATCAAGATGCTGTCGCGCAAGTCGAAGTGGCCGATGAAATCAAGTTGCCATCCGACCAAGCAATCCCGATTGAGCCCCTCGTATTTGCCGGTCAGCAACGAATTCACTAGTTTGTGCTCAGCCATGAAGTGATGGCCTTTCACATCTTTTCCGGATGCTTCACGGCACTCCTTGATCATTGCGTGCAGAAGCTTGGCTGAAGCTGCGGATATGTGACGCATGCGGCTCCAGTCTTGTTTGCCGCGGATGATGTCATCGATCTGTCCGTCGCACCAGACCGCAAAGTCATCATCAAGCCATCGAGCAAACGGAACAGCCAGCTTGGGATGCATAAGCGTTCCGCCACTGGCGCCGCGCTTAGTTTGCAAATATGGGATATCCCCATATTTGCGTTTGAACGCCTCGATGTAGCTTATGGTCCCTGGAAGGCGAAGCCATTCCGCAGGGAATTTCCCCCAGTGGCTGGCTGCTTGGGTTGCGTTAAACCATCCGTCGTCTCGAATGGTGATGGTGTGGCCTTCGTAGACCAGAGAGTTCATCTGCATAGGCGCCTTTCTATGGGCAATACCTAGCGTCGGCAAAAATTCGGGCCCAAGTTGGCACAAGAATTGTTATAATTACCGACGCAACAAAGATGCTGATTGCAGTCCGCCAAGACATGTAGCAATCAGCGCGAAGCCAAACTAAGGACCTTCCCTCTCGGGTTGGTCCTTTTTTTTGGCCTTGAAATCGCGGATGCTAGTTATGCGCCAGAACGATTTGTGCCCTGATGCTAGCAGAATCTTTTGAGGTGTCCACAAAATTGTGGATTACCTATGGTTCAATCCTGTGGATAAGTGCAAAAAGTATGGCTTTGAGGCGGACTTAGCGCTGCTGATTAAAATTTACGCAGTAAATCTCGCCGCACTTGATCCTCTGTCATTCGGCCACCCTAGAGTCCATTTTTCAATCCAGAACGCTCTCGGTGAAAGCGCTCTGGATTGCGCCCGGCCCTTGCCGGGTTCGCTGGCGTCTCCCTGCTATGCAGGCTCCAGCTAGGCAGGGCGTGATCCGGTAGTTCAACGGGCGCCCCATCTGATGACTGACCCGAAGGCCAGCCCGACTCTCATTTGTTAAAGGTCGTGGGGAGGTCGTTCGATGCCGTGCCACCCATCGCGTGGTGCACAAACCTGCTGTGCTCCTGGGGAGCTGGACCTAGTGGGCCCATCGCTGTTTGTGCTGCGATGGATGAATTAAACGCGTTGTTTAAGAATCTGTCAAACAAATTGTTTAATATCGATGTGTGTAGCTGCTCGAACGGCGCGGGAGCGGGCCTGTGGGTGGACGAAAAAAACCACCCGAAGGTGGCTTGGAGGCGAGCCGGACTGGCGCAGTGCCGGACGCCGTTAGGGCGAGTTCCGATGGGGTGGCTGCTGTCTTGTGCGGGGATAATTGCCGCAGGAGGAGATCAAAGAATGACGAGTCTTGCAAATTCCGGCACGCCAATCCTGAGGGGGTGCATTGTTCTTGGGTGCAGCGGTTATCCGTTCTCGCCAGCAGATCATGTCTCTGTGACGTTTGATGCCAATGAGGTGAGCCTCCGCAGTTCTCAGCGGGCTGCAAGCTTTTCGTATGCGGAGCTTGCGGAGCTTTCGATCACGGGCCCAGGCTCGGTGACATCTGGCGGAGGGTTCATCGGCGGCGGCTTTGGCGTTGAAGGTGCGCTGGAGGGGATGGCCATCGCCACCGTGCTGAATGCGGTGTCGACTAAAACCAAGATTCACACATTCATTACGATGGTGGCGAACTTTGGTGAGATCCATCTTCACTATGGAGACATGGAGCCGAGTGCATTACGGGTGGCTCTCGCAAGCGTGTTCGTGAAGCTCAGGCAAATGAATCCAGACTGGCTGAGCGCCAGAAAAAAGATTATCGAAGGACAGCTCGTTGCAGGGGCTATTTCCGCACAGGAGTCCGACTTGCTGCTGGAGCGCCTTTCGACACCGCCGGAGTGGCCGGATCTTGTTGCACAGCGCGCGATCGACGACGCGCGCGCTAAAGCCGCGGTGGAAAACGGTCCCCGGGGCATTTGTCCGAATTGTCAAAAGGTGATCCCGCTGCACAGCGAAAGCTGCAAATACTGCAAAGCGGCGTTTGGCGCAGGCTCTGCATGGGTGGTTACGCCGCAATGACACTGAGAGGGCGCAGAGTCTATCTTGAGCCGCTTTAGCGGCGCGGCATACTTGGACGCCAGCTCGGCCGGCGTGTCCTGAGGCGTCTTGATCAGGCGCTTCACATTCTCAGGCGGCATCTCGACCAAGTCGTTTGAGACGCGCGCCGCCTCCCCGTCCTTGGCTGTGTGCTTCAGGCCGATGAGCGTCTTGCCGTCCACAACGCGGGCGAGCTGCAGGGGGAAGGCAGAGGTCATGGCTATATGGCGGCACAAAAGCGAAAGCCACCCGAAGGTAGCTCGATGGGTGTGCAGTTGGCGACGCTAATTTGCCCGCTGCCGGTAGCGGTTTCAGAGGGGAAAATCCCGCTTGCCCAAGACTTCGCCTGTTTTTGCTTCAACTGCCCACGCCTGCTCCAGCTTCAGTACAAGAGCATCGCCGGTCCACATGGATGCGTATGGGAAGCTGATGGTGGCGCCCGAGACTTTGAACACTTTACTAATAAAGGGGCGCTGAAGCTTCCCAACATAGAAGAAGTTCACGCCAGCCTTCGCCCTGCGAGCAATGTCAGGGCCAGCGTCGGTGAGAGTGACATCAATAGTTTCGTAGGGGTTTTGCCCCAGGTTTGTGAAAGCAACGGCGCAAGTCTTGTAATTTCTGCTCGTGACAGTGACGGTGGCGCCGTATGCATTTGAGCCCTGATATTGCCTTTGTCGCTCATCAAGGCGCACCAGAGACACCCAGTTAGACCCTGGCCCTTTTTCGGTCACATACATCAGTGATAGTTGGGGCTGAGACATGATGTAAAGCATGCGTGCATCGGCCATGTATTTCACACCTATGTCGGGATGAATTTCTACCCGTAGCGCTACGGTGTCTCCGAGGGTGAGGCTCGGGCCAATCTTGATGGAAGACATGCTTTCCATGCGAGCCTTGTACTCGTCAGTCGTCTCCATCTCGTCCTTGACTGTTTTCTGCTTCTTTAGGACTGCCGCTATGGCAGAGCAGTCGTGACCTCGGTAGCCCACCGGGAGGGTATCCAGCGAGGCATCAAAAGCCTTTGAGTCGAATGCCGCCTTTGTCGCCTTTCCGGTTTGCGCCTGGGCGCAAATGGCGCTTAGTGCAAGTACTGACAGGAAAATTACCTTTTTCATCCCTCGCTCCTCTTGTCTTGTCATTATTTCTGATGCCTTGAGCGCTCAAAACACAATCGAATCCGCGCCCACTGAGCCGCCTACCGCTACTTGCAGCGAAAGCGAACGTCAGCTGTGGCTGAGCTGATCCATCCTGCCTCGGTGCCGCTGTGCTGCACCTGGGTCAGTTCTTTGCCTTGTTTGGAGCAGTACTGCCCGGCTTCCTTCAGAAGCGCTGCCTTGACTTCGTTTGGCGTGCCCCAGCCAGTCAGGTCAGATCCGTGCAGCATGTACCAGCCATCACCCATCGGTGCCACCCCCGTGGAACTGGTGGCGCATCCTGTGATCGCCGCGCACACTGCCGCGATAAGCATTGCCTTCCTCATCCCTCTCTCCTTCTTTTCTGTAGTTATTCTTCCCGCGCCTTGAGCGTCAGAACACCATCGAATCCGCGCCCACAGGGACAGCCGTTCGGTGAGTCAGGGCGGAATAGCTGCTGACGTCTGGTGCGGCCCCGTGATCTTTGTCCATGGGTCCCCAAACAAGGCAGGCCGTCCAGCTCTTCCCATTCAGAGCGCAGTACACGAGGAATTCACCCTTACTCCTGCTGCTCGATCTATTTCACCTTGCCTGATAGTGCGTCCACAAGATATGTCGCTTTCCCGGTTCCGTCGCGGTAGCGGATGCACTCGACGTTGTACATGTTTTTGCCTTCGGCCCTCGTGATCGACACAACTTTCGCGCATAGCTGCCCATTTAGGTTGATGACGGTTGCCATCTGTTCTTTCAGTTCTGAACTCTGCGCGGACGATGCGAAACTCATGCACATCAGCCCCGCCGCGGCTGCAATCGAAAGAAACTGGCTCATCCCTCTCTCCTATAGTTTTCGACCGTTCCAGGCCCAGACCACGCGGCCGATCACGCGCACTTCATGGTCCCCGTTGAGCACATCCACCGTTTTTATGTTTGCGTTGTCGCTGCTGACCTCTAGCGAGCCATCCATGCGCATGCGTACGCGCTTGATGTACGTCTTGCTATGCACCTCCAGCACGTAGATCCCTTCCGTGCTTGACGGGTCACGAGCGCCCGCATCAACCAGTAGTACATCGCCATCACTGAATGTTGGCGCCATGGACTCTCCGTTGGCGTGCATGAAGCGTAGTTCACGGATGTTGGTTGGCCTGATCTGCTGATTGATCCAGTGCGATGAGAGAGTCAGGTCGCCAACCACATAGTCCGCATCCAACACATCATTGCCGGGGCCCATGCTGCCGCCATTGGCAAGCAGGGGGATGCGCACCGAGTCTTCAGGATAGGCAGGCGCGTGCGCCTCTATCACGGCGGGAGCCGTGCCCCCAGTAAGCATTTCTCCCTCGCCAGCCAGAATCCAAGTGGCACGGACTCCCAGGGCTGCCTCAGCCGTCAATGCGCCAGATTTCGACACGCCCCGGGTTTCCCAGTTCTTCACGGTCTGAGGCGACTCATTTAGCAGGCGGGCCACGGCAGATTGGCCGGTGATATCGCGGATTTGCTTTGCGGCCTGATAGAGCCTTTCGGTGGATTGATGCATCGTCGAAATTCTCAGATCACTAAACAAAGTGTTGTTAAACGCAGTGTTTGACTTTTGTTTAAACATAGTGTTTAATTTCGCTATGCATCCAGACACACAACTCATCGGTCGTTTTGGCGGAGCCACGAAATTGGCTGCGCGCCTTGGGTTTTCGATCAAGGGCGGAGGCGTCCAGCGCGTCCAGAACTGGAAAAAGCGAGGCATCCCCGCTTCGGTCGAGCGCGACAACCAGTGGATTACCGATGAGCGACGCGCCATGCTGGGCGTCAATCGACCCGGGGCTGCACCCGAGCTGGCGCTGGCATCCCCCCAGGAGGTCACCCATGGCTGAGTCCATTCGTTTGCGACCAGCCAAGGGGAGGTATGGCTATGTCGGTTCGCGTTGGAGCGAAGCAAGTGCCCGCAGGTATCCCAGCCTCATGGACGCATCCTCGATGCAGGTAGCTTCGCCCTCCAGGTGTTTGAGGTTCGCGTCGAGCACGGTGCTGGCGATGTGCTTGATGACTTGGTTGAGGGCTGCGCGTATTGCCAGCTCTGCGCCTATGGCTTCCATCATTACCTTCACGTCTGACCTCCTTGGCGTTGGTTGCGTGGGAGCTTTCAGCATAGCCCAGGGTGGCCTGCACGCGCGCACCCGTATTACTCGGGAAAGCACCCATGTCTGAGCCATACCGCTTTGGCGGCCCCATCCCCGAACAGGTTAAGCGACTGGCCTCGCGTCGCGCGTATCGCGGATCCCAGTTGTTCGCCACGCTGAAGAAGAACCGGCGCCAGGATTTTCTGGAGAACCCGGGCTCGTACTGGGAGCAGGTCCGCGACGGCATGGGCGCCGTGATCGATGTGCGACCGAAAGCCGCCGCGATCACGGTGGTAGCAAAGACTGAAGCGGATTGGTGTCGCGCTGCGCTTGCGCCATTCGAGCATCGTCCTGGTCGCGGAGGGTCTGCAGGAGTTGCCAACACAGAGGCCGGCGCTGATGGGCCTAAGTTTCGATTCTTGGGGGACGACTTTGATCGATCCCTTGCTGGTGCGATTTCTCCAGCATCTTTGTCCCAAGTTCCACCATGCGCCGAATCATTGCCCGCTCCATCTCGTGCAGCGTATGAGAAGCATTTCCGGGAGCCTTCGGAAGATGAAAGTTCAGGTGGACGCTCTCCCCATTGCTTAGATCCAGATCGTACGAAACGTTGAGAACTTCCTCGATGTCGTTCGTCACTGTCAACCGCGTTTTCGCCTTCATGCCCGCTCTCCTTCTGGCTGTTGATGGATGTGTTGCAACTCCCAGCATAGCCCAGGGTGCGGCGGGCACCTTTTCCTCTCGTTGTTTTGGTTTTCATGCAGCGAGTTTCGTTTTCCGCGGCGTTGCCCGCAACGTCCTTTTCTCAGGAGACCGGACATGAACTCCCTTGATGCTTTGCGCCGCATGGTCGCTGGCTACCCCGGTGGCCGTCCCGCCATGGCTGTGCGCTTGAACAAATCCGACGAAGTGCTGCGCAAGGAGCTGAGCGGCTCTGTGCACCACAAGATGGGCCTGGCTGACGCCGAAGAGATCGCGACCATGTGCCGCGAGGCTGGCAGCCCTGACGCTCACGCCCTGGGCGCCATTTTTTCGTTTCACGCTGGAATGCTGGCGCTGCCTGCAGCTTCTGCCGGGGCTGGCCCGCTCTGCCTGACGCGCGCCGCGGCCACTGCAGTGCATGAGGTTGCCGATGTGCTGGTGGCCATCACCCAATCGAAGGCGGACGGCAACATCAGCGACAACGACCGCGCCTACGTCCTGCGCGAGATGGGGCAGACCCTGGCGGCCATGCAAGAGGTGTACGCCGCCCTTGAGGCTGAGCACGCTGCTGACAACGCAAGGAGCGCGCAATGAGCAAGCAACTGCCCTGGCTGCGCCTGTACACGCGCACCGTAGACGACGACAAGCTCAAGCTGCTGGCCTTTGAAGACCGCTGGCACTTTATCGCGCTGCTGTGCCTGAAGGGCGAGGGCCTGCTGGACAAGGGCGACGCGCCATCCATGCTGATGCGCAAGGTCGCCGTAAAGCTGGGCCTGGATGTGCGCAGCCTTGAAGAGGTGGCACGCCGCCTTGCCGAAGTGGGCCTGATCCACCAAGACACGCTGCAGCCGACGAAGTGGGCAACCCTGCAGATGCGCAGCGATGTGGACACGACGGCGGCTGATCGCAAGAAGCGTCAGCGCGAGCGCGCGAAGGCTGAAAAGAATGCGTCCGGCGACCATGTCACGGGCGATTCCGTACCAATCACAGATGCGTCACGCGTGACTGGTACGAATGTCACGCGTACAGATACAGATACAGATATAGATATAGATAAAGAAGAGACAGTTAAAGAACTAGAAGTTGTTGGTTCGCGTCACGCTGCTGCTGCGCCTTCGGCTCCGCCAGCCCAGCCGGAGCCAAAGGGTCGAACCTCGACAACGGGCTCACGACTGCCGGTTGACTGGAAGCTGCCGAAGCGCTGGGGCGAGTGGGCCATTGCCGACCGTCCCGAGTTGACGGCAGAGGAGGTGCGCCGCCAAGGCGAGATGTTCGCGGACCACTGGCGCGCCGCAACAGGCAAGGATGGGCGCAAGGCCGACTGGGAAGCCACCTGGCGGAACTGGATTCGCCGAGCCAACCTGCCCAGGGCCGCGTACCACGGCGCGCAGCAGGGCGGCCAGAACAAGCATGCCGGCGCCCATGCTGCCATCTTCGAGGGAGTGAACCTGTGATGCGCAATATCGCAACCCTGGTCGCACGCTCTACCGAGCAGGCCACTCAGCAGCAGCCCGCCCCCCGCATTGCCTCGCCACTGGTGCGCAAGCTGTTCGTGATGCTGCATGGCGCCTACGGCAACCAGTTCGCGGGCAAGTTCGCGACCGGCAAGGTCAACGCTGATGGCGAAGACCTCGGCACGCGCGCCGCGATGCTGGTCTGGGACTCGGCCCTCAGCCGCTTTGCAGGCGATGTGGTGGAACTCGCAGCCCGGCGCCTGGTCAAGGACAACCCGAAGTTCCCCTTCAACCTGGGCGAGCTCGAGGCGGTTTGCGAAGCGGCGACACCGCGCCAGGACTTCGCGCAAGAGCAGGGATTGCCACGTCTGGCCGCGCCCGGGCTCCAACCCATCGCGGTGACGATCGAGGCTCAGCACGATGGCTGCGATTGGGCGCGGAAGATTCTGGCCCGCGCTAAAGCTGGCGACAGGCTGGTCACCCGCGGCGTGCTGGAGCATGCGCGCGCCGCGCTGGGATTGGTATCTGGCCGCCTGTCGGCACGGGACGCCAGCGATTCCTCGGCTGAAGAAACGAGAGGCTCGGAATGAAATTGATAGCACTGTGCGGCGCTGCTGGCGCTGGCAAAGACACGGTTGCAGACATGCTGGGCCTGCGCAAGCTCGCCTTTGCTGATGCGCTGTATGCGGAGGTGGCCGATGCCTGGGGCGTGCGCGAAGAACACCTGCGGGCCCGGGCCACCAAGGAGCTGCCGAGCATTTTGCTGGCCATCGTCGCCTGCAAGCCCTTCGAGTTCTGCGATTTCAAGCTGCGCGAGGACTGGTGCATCCCGCGCAGCCCGCGCCAGATCCTGCAGTGGTGGGGCGACTATCGCCGCGATCAAAACCCGGAATATTTCGTCAGGCGCACACGGCAGGCGGTGGTCGATTGGAACTGGGCGACTCCTGCACAGGGGATTGTCATCACCGACACCCGCTTTGCGAACGAGGCCGAGATGGTGCGCCAGCTCGGCGGCCAGATCTGGCAGGTTGTTCGCCCGGGCATCACGGCCGGCGCGACAGGACACGCCAGCGACAACGATGGCAGCCAGTTCGGCCCGGATCGCGTGATTCAGAACAGCGGGTCGCTTGAGGATCTGCGGCTGGCGCTGGCTGCTGTGGCGCGGGAGGCTGGATGCTGAAGAGCTCGAAGCCGAACCGCTGCAAGCACTGCAAGGTGCGCATGCCCGAGGACAAGGCTCGCCATGTCCTGCACGACGAGTGCAAAGACGCCTGGATCGCCGATTACCGCAAGAAGCAGGACCAGAAGAAGGCCCGCGAGCAGCGTGCCAAGGGGAAAGTCGAGCGGGCTGAGACTCGCCAGCGCAAGGAAAAGGCGCTAACCATTTCCCAGCGCCGCGCCCGCGCGCAGGTCGAGGTCAATGCTTATGTGCGTCTGCGTGACGCCGGGCTGCCCTGCATCTCCTGCGGCCGGCACCACGAAGGTCAATGGCACGCAGGCCACTACCGCAGCCGCGGCGCCGCAGTGAATCTGGCGCTCGACCCGCGAAACATCCACCGGCAATGCGCGCCATGCAACAACCACCTGCACGGCAACGCCATCGGCTACCGCGCGGGCCTGGTCGTGCGCTACGGACTGGATTTCGTGGAAGCGCTGGAGTGCGACAACGCGCCTCGACACCAAACCGCCCAAGAGATTGACGCCATCCGCGACACCTACCGGGCCAAGAACAAAGAACTGAAGAAGGAAAGCACATGCTGATGAAGACCCGCGACTACATCGACTTCAACGAAGTGAAGCCCGAGCACAACGCCATTCATGAGCGCTTGAACAACTGGAGGCGCTGGGTGCGCGACAGCGGCCGCAGTTGGACAGCGCACCCCATGTGGCGCCACCTGAAAGAGAAGGAAGAGCGCGAACGCGGTGCAGCTTACGCGCCACCAGTGAACTCGCTGGACGGACACCTGATCGAGAAGGCCGTGGCCGCGTTGCCTGAGAAGCACCGCCACGCTATCCGCTGGGTGTACGTGTTCCAAGGCAATCCTCTGGGCGCCGCGCGCGCTGCGGGAGTGTCGAAGGAGCGTCTTGCCGAGTTGATCCGAGAAGGGCGCACGATGCTGACAAACCGAATGGAGCGGCTTGCAAACTCGGTAGAAGTGTGATAACGTAGGGGCCTCGTTAGCAATTGCACAGAACGAACCCGGTTTGCGCCGGGTTTTTTGCGTCTGTGCAGATACCAAAGCCCGCAAGGTTCACACCCTGCGGGCTTTTTCATTTGTCTCCGCGCTGGCTCCGGCCAACGCTTGCCCGCCCTGGTTCGCCGCGGTGGGCTTTTTTGTTTCAGCGGTGTGCCCGAGAGGCCTAAAGGTGACTCGATGCAAAAGGAACTCCGTAGCGCCAAGAGGTTGCACGCCGCTCTGCCTGGGCTCGAATCCCAGAGTCGCAAAAAAAGCTCGCCTAGTTTGTAGCCATGCGAGCTTATGTGTCGAAGCCAGTCTAGTGGTCGGACTTAGATGCCGGGAGTAAGCGTGGTTGCAGCCATGGACCCAACCATGGGTACAGCAGGGGCGCCTGCATCCACCCAATCCCGGTAGCTCTGTTCGGTGCAGTACCGGACAACAGTAGGCGTTGCGAGGGGAGTAAACGGGCTGTCGAAGCTAGAAACGCTGACCCGCTCAAAAAAGCGTGCTCGCAGGTTTTCGTACCCCAAGCTAGAAAAATAGCGAACGACGAGGCTGAGCAGTTCATCTTCTTCGGCTGGGATGGTGGTATGAAAGTAACAGCCAGCTGCATTGAAAACAGGAACCAGGCGCTCGGCAATCAGGATGAGCTGCGACGGGTTGATGCGCACTGCAGAACACGCCCCGAAAAGAGCATCAACTGTCAGCGGAGACTGGCCGTTTTCGATCTTGGTCCAAGCATTGGGGGACTTGCCGGCAGCCTGGGCAAGCTGGCCCTGATGGATGCCGCGCTCGAGCCTGAGCTCTTTAAGGACCAGCAACATGAGTGTAGAAAACGCGGAATTTGTTTGTTTCGACATGATATTAACTTTCTGTTCCCATATTTCGTTGATGAAATTTTGTGGGAATGTATTGTTCCCAAATTAAGTGTATCCATTTTTTGTGGTGTCTAAATATTTTTTTTGATGTCCCGCCATGACCACCAGCCCGACAAGGCTGCAGACCCTGAAGTCGTTGCTGCCCATGCTGGACACCCGCCGCGTCCCAACGATGCAGGCGGGGAGCTGGCGTACCAGCGACCAGACGGCGGCACAGCGCGGATATGGCTACAAGTGGCAGAAGGCGCGCGAGGGCTTCTTGCGTTCGCATCCGCTGTGCGTGATGTGCCAAGCCGAGGACCGCGTGACGGCGGCCACGGTGGTCGACCACAAGACGCCGCACCGCGGTGATCAGGCGCTGTTCTGGGATCGGGCCAACTGGCAAAGCCTTTGCTCCACCCACCACAGCAGAGACAAGCAACGCGAGGAGCAGCGGCGATGAACGGACTACGGATCAACAGCAACAAACAGAACCGGACGGTGCATGCCGCCACGATTGATGAGCCGGCCCTGCTGGCGCTGGTCGTGGACCATGTGGCTCGGCAGCTGGGGCTGGATGCCTCTGCCGCGAACGTCCAAGTCCGCGCATACACCACCAGCTACCAGGTCGGAAGCCTGGGAGATCGCAAGACGCGCATCGAGGTGGAGTTGATCGAGCGCCACGGGGACGAGATCGCGCCTCCTGCGGCCTCCTGACGCGCGCCAGGGGCATCGGCGCCGGGGTCAGGCCCGGTCAAGGGGAGGGGGTGGGTCAAAGTCCAGGGGTCTTTCGGCTCTAGACCGCACTGTTCCTCACTCGCAGAAAATTTCCCCCGTGGAGAAAAATGTTAAAGGTCGGGCTGGCCCATTAACTCGGCTGCAGGCCGCGCCAGTGCTGGGTTTGCGCGATTTTTAACACGCGCCAGATGTTAAAGGGATGTTAAAGAACGGAAGGGGTTGACTATGGCGCTGACAGGCAAGAAGCGGCTGTTCGCTGAAGCCTTGTTGGCGGGCAAGTCGAACAAGGAGGCAGCCCTGGCTGCTGGGTACAGCGCAGCATCTGCTTCGGCGGCAGGCTCGCGGCTGGCCAAGGACAAGGATGTGCTGGCGCACCAGCAGCGAAAGGCTGTGGCGGCCAACAAGCCGAAAGAGGTTGCGCCCGCGTCCGCGTCCGAGCCGGTTGCGTCGCCTGGCAGTTTTGACTTGAGCCAGGCGCTTGCGCACCGTGACCCTCGGGCCTTCCTGCTGGCCGCGATGAATGACGTTGAGTTGGAGCCGAAGCTGCGGATTGACGCGGCCAAAGCACTGATGCCTTTCGAATTCGCCAAGAAGGGCGAGGGCGGCAAGAAGGAGCAGCAGGCTGATGCTGCCAAACAAGCTGGTACTGGCCGCTTTGGCTTGAGGGCGGTGAAATGAAGAAGTGGACAACCAGCTGCCTCGACTGGGAGCGCCGCATTGTGGCGCGGGAATCCTTGGTTCCCCTCTCGCCGCTGTTCCCGGAAGTCGCTGCAGACGCCATGGATGTTTTTGGCGCGTTGCGAATGATGGAAGCTGACGGCAGCCCCACTATGGGAGAGGCTTGTCTGCCGTGGGTGATGGATTTGGTGAAAGCGCTGTTCGGGGCATATGACCCGGAGCGCCGTCGCCGACTGATCACCAACTACTTTTTGATGGTCTCCAAGAAGAACGGAAAGTCGATGATCGCGGCGGGCGTGATGCTCACCGCGCTCATCTTGAATACCCGGACTGCTGCTGAGTTCCTGATCCTCGCGCCCACAAAGGAGGCTGCTGAGAACGCATATAGGCCCATTCGGGAAATGATCTTGGCGGATGAGGAGTTGTCTGCCCGGTTCCAGGAGCAGCAGTACGTCAAGACTGTTACCTGCCGACTCTCGCGCGCCACGCTTAAGGTGGTGGCCGCGGACTCAGCGACGGTCACGGGCAAGAAGGCGACAGGCGTCTTCGTGGACGAGTTGCATGAATTCGGCAAAAGCGCCAAGGCGGCGTCCATGCTGACCGAGGCCACGGGCGGCATTGCGTCGCGGCCCGAGGGCTTTGTTTTCTATTGCACCACGCAATCGGCGAAGCCCCCTGAGGGGGTGTTCAAGGACAAGCTGGCGTATGCGCGCAAGGTGCGCGACGGTGTAGTTAAGGATCCGCGCTTCCTGCCGGTGATCTACGAGTTCCCCAAGAAGATGCTGGAGGCGAAGGCGCACGAGGATCTTCGGAACGCCTACATCACGAATCCGAACTGGGGCGTATCCGTTGATGAGGATGTGATCGCTCAGAAGCTCCTGGAAGCATCGGAGACCGGCGAGCATGCGATCCTCGATGTGCGCGCGAAACACTTGAACATTCAAGTCGGCATGAATATGGCCGGCGATCCCTGGGCCGGCGCCGTCTACTGGGAGCGCCGGGGGGACAGCAAGGTCACCTTGGATTACATCCTGCGCGAGTGCGAGGTGGTGGTGGTGGGCGCTGACGGCGGTGGCCTTGACGATTTACTGGGCCTGGCCGTCGAAGGCCGCCTTCGGGGCACCAATCGCCGCGTGCTGTGGAATAGGGCATGGGTGCACCCCATCGGCATTGAGCGCCGGAAATCCGAGGAATCCAAATATCTGGATTTTGAACGCGCCGGCGACTTGGTGATCGTTAAGCGCCCTGGCCAGGATCTCGAGGAGGCGGCAGCAGTCTGCAAGCTGATATTCCAATCGGGGCTGCTGGCTCGGATTGGGCTGGACCCGGAGCGCACACACAAGGTGCTTTTTCAGGCGCTGGTCGACGCCGGTATTCCAGAGGATTTGATCATCGGCATTTCGCAGGGGTGGCGGTTGACCGGCGCAATGGCGGTCATGGAGCGCGGCCTGGAGGGCGGGGAGTTGATTCATGCGAATCAAGCGCTCATGGCCTGGTGCGTGGGCAATGCGAAGGTCGAGCCGAAGGGCAATGCCTTCTTGATCACCAAACAGGCCAGCGGCACCGGGAAGATTGATCCGTTAATGGCCACCCTGAATGCTGAGACTTTGATGGCGACCAACCCGCAGGCCGCGGGACCATCGGTTTACGAGACGCGCGGTATGCGCTTCCTATAGGGCACGACAACATGAAGTTTTTCGACAGATTCCGGGGCGGGCCGGAGGCTGAGTCGCGCCCTCTTGACGATGGGGCGCGCCAGGAGCCGGCGCTTAAGGATGAGCCCGTGCGTTTTATGGCCAGCGCGCCAGGTCCGGTTTTCCAGGGGTTGAGTGATCCAGCGCTGCTGGAATTCATTCGCAACGGGCAGATGGCTGCAACCAGCAGCATGCTGCGCAACACTTCGGCGCTGCGCTGCCTGTCGCTGATCGGCAATGGGCTGGGCATGCTACCCACCAGCCTCTATCGGGCCGGCGACGACAAGGAGGTGGCCAGCGATCACCCGGCGCACAAGCTGCTGCGCTTCAAGCCGAATCCCTGGCAGACGCCAATGGAGTTCAAGAGCCAGATGCAGGTACTTCTGGAGACCGAGGGCAACGCCTATGCGCGCATCATTCGCGCCGCTGGCCGCCCGATTCACTTGATCCCATTCGAGAAAGGCAAGGTGGACGCGAAGCTGAGCAGCAACTGGCGCATGCAGTACCGCTGCACGACCGAAAACGGCGGGCAGCTCACGCTGGACCAGGACGAGATCCTTCGTGTGCGCGAACTGTCTATTGATGGCGTGCTGGGGCTGTCCAAGCGTCGGCTGTCGACCGAGGTCTTTGAGCTGGCTGAGCAGGCGCAGCGCGCCGCGGGCAATATCTTCAAGACCGGCGTGATGGCGGGCGGTGCGATCGAGACGCCACTCGCTCTTTCCGACCAGGCCTACAACCGCATGCGGTTGTCGCTGGACCAGGGGCTTAGCGGCTCCGAGAACGTCAACAAATGGATGATCGCGGAGGAGGGCGCCAAGGCGAACCCCTTCACCTCGACTGCCAAGGATGGGCAGCAGCTCGAAAGCCGGAATCACCAGATCGAGGAGGTGGCCCGCCTGTATGGCGTGCCGCGCCCGCTGCTGATGATGGATGACACCAGCTGGGGCTCGGGCATCGAGCAGCTGGCCATCTTCTTCGTGCAGTTCACGATGACGCCACGTTTCACGGCATGGGAGCAGGCCCTGGCCCGTTCACTGCTGACCGACCGCGAGCGCGAGACCTTCTATTTCAAGTTCAACGAGCGGGCGCTGCTGCGCGGCACGCTCAAGGACCAGGCCGACTATTTCGCCAAGGCCCTGGGCGCTGGCGGGCACCAGCCGTGGCACACCGCCAACGAGGTGCGCGACCTGGCCGAGTACCCGGCTGATCCAAATCCGAAGTTCAACACCCTGGGCGATCCCTCGGGAAAGAAAGCAACCGATGAGCCTCAAAAAGCTACCTGAGATCCGCGCGGATCACCGGCTGTCCAAGGCCGGATTTGATCTGCGCCCCGATGCCGTTGACCGCTGGGAGCCTGAGGTGCAAGCCTCGGCGAGCGATTCCGAGACAAGCATCTCCATCTACGACTCCATTGGTGAGAACTGGGAAGGGACCGGCGTGACCGCCAAGCGCATCGGCGGCGCGCTGCGCGCCATTGGCGAGCGCGACGTGATCGTCAACCTGAACTCCCCTGGCGGCGACTTCTTCGAGGGTATGGCGATCTACAACCTGTTCCGCGAACACAAGGCCAAGGTGACCATTCGCGTGCTGGGCGTCGCGGCCTCGGTGTCTTCTGTGATCGCCATGGCGGGCGATGAAATCCTGATGGGCGATGGCTCATTCCTGATGATCCACAACGCCTGGGCCGTGGCCGTTGGCAATCGTCACGACATGACCGATACAGCCGCGGTGCTGGCGCCATTCGACGCGGCCATGGCGGCGCTCTATGCCCACCGCACCGGCATGTCGGAAGCCGAGGCCGCACTGATGATGGACCGCGAAACCTGGATAGGCGCGCAGCAGGCCGTCGATGACGGATTCGCCACTGGGCTGCTGCCCAGCTCGGAAATCACCCGCGCCGCTCAGGCCTCTGGCGCACGCAAACCGATGGCGCTCATCGAGGCATCAATGGCGAAGGCCGGCTACTCGCGCACCGCGCGCCGCGACGCGTTCAAGGCCCTGTTTTCCACTGGCATGCCGGGCGCTGCTGGTGATCCCGCCACGCCGCGCGCTGGCCCTGAAGTCGCAGCCTCGCTGCAATCGCTGCTGGACGCAATGCGCGCATAGCCCGCAGCAACCACAACCCAACCGGCCGCCCTCGAGGCGGCTTTGTCATTTCTGAAAGGGCCACATCATGGCAAAGCAATACACCGCACGTCCCGTTCCCCGCGGCATCATGGCCGTTCGCGCCGAAGCGCCCAGCAACACCGAGGTCCGCGCGCTGGTCGATGGCCTGCAGCAGGCATTCGCCACGTTCCGCGCCGAGCACACCCGGCAGTTGGACGAGATCAAGGCCGGCAAGTCTGGCGCCGACCAAGAGGCTAAGCTGGCCCAGATCAATGCCGCGCTCGACAAGCTGCAGCGCGAAAGCGAAGACGCTCACACCAAAATCGCAGCAGCCCAGATGGGCGCGCCTGGCGCAGGCCTGCGCGACAAGGAGTACACCGAATCCTTCAACGCGCACATGCGCAAGGGTGATGTGCAAGCGAGCCTCAACAAGGGTACGGCTGAAGAAGGTGGCTACCTGACCCCGGTTGAGTGGGATCGCACCATCACCGACAAGCTGCGCGACGAATCCCCGATGCGTGAGCTGGCACAGGTCCAGCCCACCAGCAAGGCCGGCTGGTCCAAGCTGTTCAACATGGGGGGCACTGGCAGCGGCTGGGTAGGAGAAACCGATGCGCGCCCTGAGACCGCCACCCCTGTGCTGGCGACCCTGGGCTTCGGGCATGGCGAAATCTATGCCAACCCCGCCGCCACCCAGCAACTGCTGGATGATTCGGAAATCAACATCGAGGCTTGGCTGGCTTCCGAAGTTCAGGCCGAGTTTGCCGAGCAAGAGGGCGCAGCCTTCATCAGCGGCGATGGCGTCAAGAAGCCTGCAGGTATCCTGACCTATGTCACTGGCGGGACCAATGCTGCAAAGCACCCGTTTGGTGCCATCCAGGCGGTCAACAGTGGCGCCGCCGCAGACATCACCTCCGATTCGATTCTGGACCTGATCTATGGCCTGCCGAAAAAGTACCGCCAGAACGCCCGCTTCCTGACCAACAATCTGTCCATTGCCAAGGTGCGCAAACTCAAGGACGGCGACGGCAACTACCTGTGGCAGCCCTCGGCCCAGGCGGGCCAGCCAGCAACGCTGCACGGCTACGGCATCGCCGAAGACGAGAACATGCCCGATGTGGCCGCGAACTCGACCCCTGTCCTGTTTGGCGACTTCAAGCGCGGCTATCTCATCATCGACCGCATGGGCGTGCGCGTGCTGCGCGACCCCTACACCAAGAAGCCCTACGTGCTGTTCTACACGACCAAGCGCGTGGGTGGCGGTGTGCAGAACCCCGAGTGCCTGCGCGCTCTGAAGGTGGCGGCGTAACCAAGAGGGGGCTTCGGCCCCTTCTCCATTTCAGGAGAAGACGATGAAGGCAACCAAGGAATTCAAGGGCGTCAAGGACGGCGAGATCTACCCGACCGAGTTCAAGCCGGGCGATGAAATCCCGCCCGAGTTGGAGGCGGCGGCTATTGAGCTGGGCGCGGTCGAGCAGAAAAAGGCGGCAGCGGGCGCTGATAAGGCCAAGTCGTAGCCATGCCCATCTTGACCACTGCACAGGCAATCGAGCATTGCCGCGCTGATCCAGATGTGGATGCGGTGATGGTCGAGCTTTACCTGGGTGCTGCGATCGACGCTGCGCAGGACTACCTGGGCCGCAAGGTCTACGCCGACCAAGCCGAGCTTGACGCGGCAGTGGATGCGGACACCGCTGGCGAGCTGCCCATGGTGGCCACCTATTCAGTCAAGGCGGCCATGCTGCTGATCTGCGGCCACCTGTTCGCCAACCGCGAGGATGTGGTGGTGGGCGTCCAGTCCTATTCCATGCCCAACGGTTCGCGCGATCTGCTGCGACCACATCGAAAGGTGCAAGGCCTATGACCACGTTGCGCGCCGGATCCCTCAAAGACCGCATCACCATCCAGCGGCATACGCAGGCGCAGGACGAATGGGGCTCGCTGATACCTGGCTCTGAAGCCTGGGCAGAGCTTGCCAAGGTCTGGGCCGATGTGAAGCACCCGTCCGGCCTGGGCGCGATCAAGGCCGACGCCGATGTGTCCATCGTCCGAGCGTCGATTCGTATCCGGCGCCGCACTGACGTGGACGCGGGTATGCGGGTGTTGTTCGGCGCCGCGGTCTACGACATCAAGGCCGTGCTGCCCGGTCCTTCTCGGGATCGTGCGGATCTCGTATGCGTAAAGGTGACGTGATGGGTCTGAAAGGCGATAGCACCTACAGCATAGGCATGGACACCAGCGATCTGCTGCGGTATCTGGATGATCTTGGCGACGGGGCAGAAGAGGCGATTCGGCCTGCCGCCCAGGCAGGCGTGCAGGTGCTCTATGAGCGGGTGAAGCTCAATGTCCAAGCCCTGGGCCGACATACCGGCAACCTGGATCGCTCCATCTACCAGGCCTTTAGTCCGGAAAACTCCGTGGATGGGCAGCGAGCGCAGTACCAGGTGAGTTGGAACCACACCAAGGCGCCGCATGGGCATCTGGTCGAGTACGGCTACCTGCAGCGCTACCGCTACTACCAGGACAGCCAGGGCCGCGTGAGGCCGATGGTTCGGCCTGGCATGGATGGATCCAGGCGCCCGGGTCGCGGTGCGTCCCAGGCCCAGAAGGACGCCTACTACGTGACACTGCCGACGCCGAAGCAGGTGCCGGGCAAGGCCTTCACCCGAAATGCAGCGTCGGCCATGAACGAGGCCAGCAAGGCAGCGGTGGCCGAGTTGTGGCGCCGATTGTTTGAACAGGGGGCCTACTATGGCGCTTGAATCTGACCTGATGGCAAAGCTGTTGACGGCCTGTCCCCGGGTCCACATCGGCACCGCGCCATTCGGCACCACGATGCCCTACGTGACCTGGCAGCACATCGGCGGCGACCCGCTGGAGTGGCTGGACAACACCGTTGCCGACAAGCGCAATGCGCAGATCCAGATCAACACCTGGGCCGCGACACCACTGCAGGCATTCCAGCTGATCCAGACCATTGAGGCCACGCTGCGCGCGGCAATGCCGGCGCTCATCGCGCGCCCGCTTTCCGAGCCGATTGGGGCCTACGACGACGCTGACACCGCATCCGGCTACCTGCAGAGCTACACCATTCTGGGCGATCGATAGACCGCCCGCCAGTTCCCGCCGCCCTGGCGGTTTCCTTGCCCGCTTGGGCGCAATCTCCAACCCGCTTCGGCGGGTTTTTTCATTTCCGAAAGGCCCACCATGGCATATACCGTCCCGGACGGCTCGAAGCTGTTTATCTCCACTGTGCTCGCTGCAGCGATCCCTCTGACTGCGGTCACGAATGACAACCCGGCCGTTGCCTCTGCGGATGCTCACGGCTTGCTTGATGGCAAAGAGTTCATCTTTTTTTCCGGCTGGGATGACGCAAACAACCGCGTTTTCCGTGCTGAGAATCAAACCGCCGACTCCTTCGCCATCGAGGGCCTGGATGCGACAAACCTGAAGCGTTATTCCTCGGGTGGTGGAGTTGGTTCTGTCGTTCCTGTAACAACGTGGCAAGAAATTCAGCAAGTCCTGAATCCCTCCACCTCTGGCGGCGAGCCGAAGTATGCGGACGTGGACCCGCTGGGCAGCATGTACGCTTTTCAGATTCCTGCAGGTTTCAGCGCCACCAGTATGACCATTCCGATTGGCGATGATCCAAGCCTGCCTGGCTACAAGGCCCTCAAGAAAGTGTCTGATGACCGCTCTCTGGTCGTGCTGAAGGTTCAGAAGCCAACGGGTGGCGTGAACTACTTCTACGGCTATGCGGCCTTGAACGAGAACCCTTCGATGACCAAGGGCACCGTCGACACCGTGACTGCCTACTTTGCTCCGCAGGGCATGACCACCCGCTACCCAGCCTGACCACTGCCCGCCGCTTGGCGGGTTTCGCTTTGCCCGTGTGGGCGCCCATTGCACCGACGCAGCCGCTTCGCTCCTTTCAGCGGGGGCGGGCGGCTGCGCACGGGCTTCCTTTCTCCACCCGCTGAAAGCTCATCATGACCACCACTGCCAAGAAAACCACTGCCCGCAAGCCCTCTGCTCCAGCCGCTCGCAAAGAGCCCGCTCCCTTCATCCTGGGTAAGCGCCCCGAATCGATCTCTGACACTATCGAATTCCCGCTGCCCGACGGCACCGACGCCAAGATCCCGTGCCAGTTCAAGTACCGCACGCGCAAGGAGTTTGGCGATCTCTGGGACCAGATCACCGCCGAAGCTGGCGAGTCGGTGAAGATCGATGGCGACAAGTTCTCTTTCGCCGGGATGTTCGAGCGCGGGGACGCTGTGAATGCCGCAAACGCATTGGAGTACTTGATGGGCTGGCCTGACACCATGCCCCCGCTGACAAAGGAAACGCTGATTGAGCTGTTCGATCAGGCGCCAGCTGCTGCACAGGCCTTTTGGAATGGATATCGCGACCTCTGCACCAAGGGCCGCGTGGGAAACTGAAGGCCATCGCTGCTGCCATCTACCGCAAGGCGCCAACAGCCGAGCAGCTCAAGTTCTGGGGTATGAGCTACCGGGACTGGGAGGATGAGCAGCAGCCATTGGACGTGTGGCCCGACAACGTCCTGGCCTTCCTCCTGTGGCGCAAGGTGGGCAATCAGTGGCGCGTGGGGATGAATGGGCCGGTGGCTCTCGACTACGTACCGCTGCAGCACGAACTTGACCGCATGAAGCTCAGCGACGAGAACTACGACCTGCTGTTTGCCGATATCCGCCTCTTGGAGGCCGAAGCCCTGGACGTTATGCGTCAGGAGTGACGTAACGCAAGAGTGCCATTTGATACCATCACCCGATTAATCAAGGAGAGGGTATGGCTCTTATATCGTGCGCTGAGTGTCGCCGAGAAATCAGCGATAAAGCTGCGGCGTGTCCACATTGCGGGGCGCCTGTTGGATCAGCCGCGCCAACCGTTAACCGATGGGCGGAGCCACCTGTTCAGAAAAAAAGCAGCATCTGGAAATGGGTGCTTGGGCTGCCTGTCGGTGGTTTTGTGCTGATGATGATCATCGGATCCTGCTCAGGTAATACGCCCGAGGGGGAGTCTCGGGCTGCAAGCCGATCCGCAATCAAGGCGTGCTGGGGCGAGCAGGGACGCAAGTCACTGGATCCAGCAACAGGGCGGTTAATGGCGTCTGCGTGCGAAAAAATGGAAAGAGATTTCCGCGATAAATGGGGCGTGTCCCCGTAGGTAACAAATCCCGCTTCGGCGGGTTTTCTTTTTTGGGCTCGCCATTGGCGGGCCCTTTTTGTTTCTGGAGCTGCGATGTCTGAAGAGCGCAAAGTCAATCTTGTATTCGCTGCAGAAAATCAGACCAAGTCAACACTGCAGGAAATAAAGCAGGATGTCGCAGGAGCAGCAGCCAACATCGAGCAGTCGGGCAAGAAGGCCGCCAAGGGAATTGAAGGCCTTGGAGAGGCCGTTAAAAAGGCAGGGAAAGAGTCGGAAGATGGGCTGAAGAAGTTTGGTGACGGCTTCAAGGGCGCTGGCGAGAAGAGTAAGCAGGGGGAGGAGCAAGTCTCTCAAGCTGCGCGCTCAATGATTCAGTCGATTCAGCGCACAACGGCCGCGGCCGAGGCGGGTGAAAAAGGTACATCGAAATATTTCGAGTTCCTGGCGAATAAGCGAGGTGTCGGCGGCGATGTGCTCGAGCCTTACCTTGCCCAGTTGCGCGCTGCTGAGGCTGCGCAAGCAGCAGCTACTGCTGGCCTGGGGAAAATGGGCGTCTCTGCTGGTCAGACCCAGGCCGCCCTTCGCCAGTTGCCAGCGCAGTTCTCAGACATCTTTGTTTCACTGCAGGGCGGACAGGCGCCGCTTACCGTCTTCTTGCAACAAGGCGCGCAGATAAAGGATTCGTTCGGCGGGGCTGGTGAGGCGACCAGAGCAATGGCGGGGTACGTCCTTGGCATGGTCAACCCCATGACGGTAGCTGCGGGCGCGGTGGCGCTTCTCGGCATTGCCTATCACCAAGGCAGTCAAGAGGCCGACGCATTTACTCGCTCCATTGTTCTCACTGGCAACGCCTCAGGCGTCACCATGAGTCAGTTGCGCGAGTACGCACGAGAGATCGACGGTGTGGTCGGGACTCAGGCTCAAGCCGCGTCGGGCCTTGCTGACTTTGTTGCGGCTGGCGTGCGTGGCGCCGATGAATTGCGCCGCTACACGCAGACCGCGATTGAGTGGGAGAAGGCAACAGGGCAAGCTGTTAGCAAAACGGCAGAGCAGTTTGCCGATCTGCAGAAGGATCCATTAGCTGCAGTAATTAAGCTCAATGAAGGGACCAACTTCCTGACGGCGAGCGTGTATGAGCAGATCAAGGCGCTCGATGATCAAGGGCGCAAGGCGGATGCGTCTAAGGTAGCGATGGATGCCCTCGACGGGGCGATGCGTGAGCGCAGCAAGACGATTCGTGAGTCCCTTGGCTACATCGAGCGAGGATGGAACGGCATCAAGGGCGCGGCGGCTGAAGCGTGGGATGCGATGCTCAATGTTGGTCGCGCCGCGACTATTGGAGACCGGCTCAGCCAGGCGACCGCAGAGCTTGAACGGAAGTTGACGGAGCCGCTTGCGGTCGACAACGCTGCGATGCGCGCATCTCGCGAAAAGTCCATTGAAAACCTGCGAAAGGAAATCTGGGCGCTACAAGAAAAAGCCGATGCGGAAAAGATGGCTGCCGCAGTATCTGCGGAGTCTGCGAGGGTCATGGGCGCGCGCGTGGCATTTGACAAGGAGTACGCCAAGGCGCTCGACAAGGAGGCAACTCTTCAGGAAAAGCTGACCAAGGCCCGAAATGAGGCAAAAGAAGCCGGAAAATCCGAGGCCGACATCAAGCGCGTGCTTGCCTATGTGACGGAAGAGCACAACAAAGCCAACAAGGGCAGCGCTTCGGCGGCTAAGGCAGCGAAGAAAGAGCTTGCCGATCAGTCCAAGGTGTACGCAGAACTTGCAGGCGTGTCGAGCACGTATTACGACGAATTGGCGCGCGGGGAAAAGCAGCTTGCCAAAGGGGAGATCACCCGCGATCAGTACATCAAGTACGTTGAGGACCTCATCCGGAAGCAGCCTTTTGCTATCGCTCTTGCCAAGGAAGAGGCGGAAGTCTCCAAAGCACGCGTCAAGGCCTGGGAGGACGAGGTCAAAGCTGCGCAAAAGCAACTCGAGGTGCGCATTAAAGCCGCCGAGTCTGTCGAAGATGCATTGCTCAAAGCCAGGGAAGAAGAACGCGCGCATCAGCTCGCGGCTGCCGCGAGCATTACTCATGCGGAGGCAGTCGCTCGCCTTGCGCTAGAGCGGGCTGAGGATAACTACCAGAAAGCGTTGTCAAAGGGGGCAGACGGCGAGACGTTGCTGGCGCTCCAGCGGGAAACGGACGCGCGCCGGAGCCTGATTGAGGTGATGCAGCAGAAGGGTGTCCGCGAGGCCAATGCAAAGGCGGCCAAGGAGATAGAGAAGGAGTGGGACAAAACGTCCGAGCTCATCGGCCGCACGCTCAGCGACTACATCATGGGCGGCGGCAAGGACGCGGCTCAATATCTCAAGCGTCTGTTTGCCACCTTGGTGCTGCAGCCGGTGGTGAACTACGGCGTGCAAGGCGCGATGAAGTCGCTGGGCATGGGGCCTGGCTCGGGTTCGAGTGCGAGCTCGGCCAGCGGCGGAATGCCTGGAGGCGGCTTCACTGACTGGAGCAGCTGGGGCAGCACGGCAAGCGGCTGGGCGTCGGATGCGAGCTTCAAGCTGGTGAGCAACGGCTGGCAGGAAATGGGCTCATCGATGATGGGCCTGAGTCGCACGATCGGCAGTGTGGACACCTACCTGAAGGACATCCCCGGCATGTCAGGGGGCATCGGGTCTGCCGCGGGCTACCTGGGCGCGCTGTATTCCTTGTCTGAAGGAAAGGTCGGCGCCGCGGCGGGCGCGGCAATCGGAACCTACATCTTCCCCGGCATCGGGACGATGATCGGTAGCGTGCTGGGCGGCCTGCTGGATGGCCTGGATACCTCTGGCACCAAGCACATGGGTGCTGGCGCGATCTACAGCAAGGTGACGGGCGTTCAGGACGGAGCGGGCATCTACAACCAGGGCTCCTTTGGCATGGGCCACCGCGACGAGTACAGCGCCGCCATTCAAGAGGGCGTCAGCGGAATCGCGAAGGGCTTGGGCGAGACGCTTGACGCGTTTGCGGTCTCCTTCGGCAAGACCGCAGGCTACAGCGTGGCCACGGCCTTCGCCGACGACTCGAGCAAGGACGGGGCGTGGGGCTCCCTCAAGATCGCCGACGAGCTGGGCCAGGTGCTCATCAACTGGGATGACACGCGCGCAAGCAGCTGGGCGCCGCGGGTGTTCGCAGACGGCGAGGAAGGCAACAAGGAGTACCTGAACGCGATTGCCGTGGACATGAAAAACGTGTTCCTGGCAATGGATCTTGCCGGATGGGCGGACCAGATCCTGACCACGGCCAAGGACATCGATACCCTGAACGCCGCACTGCAGCAGATTGCCTCCGTCAAGGCGATGTTCGAGGGCCTGGGCAAGACGATGGCGATGTTCTCGGGCATCACCGACGACGTGCAGACGCGCTTGCTTGCAGCCTCTGGCAGCGTCGAGGCGCTCGGCAGCAACGCAGGGGCGTTCTACGAGAGCTTCTACACCGAGGGCGAGCGCGCCTTGAAGCAACGCGAGTTGCAGATGGCGGCGCTGGCCCGCATGGGCCTGTACATCGACCCTGCACAGGGTGATGCGGCGAAAGAGCTTTTCCGCAAGACTGTCCAAGAAGCCATGGGCTCGGGGCAAGTCGAGTTGGCGGCGCAGTTGCTGGCGATGTCGGGCGCCTTTGCATCGACCGCCGATTACGCGCAGCAGATGCTGGATGCGGTGAAGGACACCCCCGATGCGTGGGCCGAGCTCGGCAACGCGATGGTGATGTTCTCTGGCGCCACCAGCGAGATGCAAGCGCGCCTTCTGGCGGCTGCGGGCAGCATGGATGCGCTCGCCAGCGGTGCTGGTGCCTTCAACCAGGGCTTCTACAGCGAGCATGAGCGTGCGCTGGGGCAGCGAGATGTGCAGATGCAATCCCTGGCCGATATGGGGCTGTACATCGACCCTGCCGAAGGCGAGAAGGCGAAAGAACTGTTCCGTAAAACGGTCGAGGAGGCAATGTCTTCGGGCCAGGCTGAGCTGGCTGTGAAGCTGCTGGCCATGGCTGGTGAATTTGCTTCGGCTGCCGACTACGCAAAACAGTTCTTCGATGACCTGGTGCAGTCGGCGGTGCAGTCCATGTCGGGCGCCTGGTCGAACTTCGGCACGATGGCGGGCCTGGCCGCGCAGTACACCGGGAACACGTCGGGCCTGTCGCAGCAGCTGGGTGTCGTGCAGGGCAGCTATGCCAATGCGACAACCACTGACGGCCGGGTCGCAGCGCTGCAGCAGATCATCAACCTCGAGCAGGGGCTCTGGAATGGTCAGCAGGCGGCGCGCCAGGCGGAGGCTGCAGCGGCGACGGCGCGGGCCAATGCGGCGCGCGAGCAGGTCAACGCGGCAAAGCAGCTGCTGAGCGCGGCGCAGGGCCTGGGTGACTACGCGAAGTCTTTGGGCTTCAGTGAGGCGTCCGGGCTGGGCGACAAGGAGCGCCTGGCCGTACTGGATGCCCAGCGCCAAGGCCTGTTGGCAAAGGTCAACACGGGCGACGTGGGCGCCATGCAAGAGCTGCAGGGCATTACGAACAGCTATCTGGCCTTGGAGCAGCAGATGGCGGTCAGCCAACAGGACTACTCGGTTCTGTCGGGCCGGATCGCTGCAGAGCTTGCGGCCACGGCGGCGATACAGGAGGCCTCGGCGTCCAGCCAGGTCAGCCAGTACGAGCGCCAGATTGCCGCGGCGGAGTCGGTTGCGGCCAGCTCTGCAGGCCAGTTCGCGATCAGCGCGGCAACGCAAAAGCTGATCGATGAGCTGCTGGTGGAGTCGGCCACGGCCTTCGAGACCGAGGCAACGCTGGCGCAGAAGCTGGTCGACCAGGGCGTGATGACCACGGCGGCGCTGCAGAGCCTGCCTGCTGAGCTTGCGGGCGCCATAAGCACGTCCTTGATTCCGGCAATCGCTGGCCTTGCCGGGGCGGTGATGGACTCGATGCGCATGGACGGCTCGCACGCGGGCGGCTTGAGCTATGTGCCCTTCGATGGGTACAAGGCAGAGCTGCACATGGGCGAGCGCGTTCTGACGGCGGCTGAGAACCGGTCGTTCCGTATGCCTATGGTCCCGTCCGGCAGCAGCAACAACGATGCACTGCTGGCAGAGCTGCGCGCTTCCCGCGAAGACCGTCGAGAACAAGCCGGCCAGATTGTGCGCTTGAGCGCCGAGGTGGCCCGATTGCTCAAGCGCTGGGACGCAAGCGGGATGCCGAAAATTCGAGAGGAAACCCCAGCATGAGCATCAGCAAACTGTCATCGGTGAAGCCGGTGATTGTGACGCCCGCAATGCTGGTCAGCAGCACGGTGCCGGAGAACGACCACCCTGTGTGGTTGAACGCCACCACCTATGCCGTTGGTCAGCTTGTGATTTATGAGCATGTGATCTACGAAAGCGTCGCGGCATCCAACGCCGGCTACAACCCGGCTACAGCTACCGATAAGTGGCGTAGTCGGGGCCCGGTGAATCGTTGGAAGCTTTTCGACAAGTCGATCAGCAGCCAGACCAAGCAGGCCGGCTCCATGAGCTATCGCATCAAGGTCGGCAAGAGCGTCAACTACGTGGGTGTGCTCAACGTCATTGGCGCATCGAGCATTCGTGTGCGCGTGTGGCATCCCACCTACGGATTTATCTACGACAACACGGCGAGCCTGCGCCGCCTTCCTCTGCGTGCTGGTTGGTGGTCCTTCTACTTCAGCGAGCGGCGCAGGCAAACGCAGGCGCTATTCAGCAATCTGAATGCCATCCCCGGCACCGAGATCCTGATCGACATTGAGGGCGCTGCCGACCTGGCCGTGGGCGTGCTGCTTGTTGGCGTGCGGCGCGACTTCACGCTGGGCGTCAAGAAGGGCGCGCGCGTGGGCTTTGACGACTACTCGAAAAAGGGCCGTAACGAATACGGCGACCTGGACGTGATTGAGGGCGCGTTTTCAAGCAGGGCCGGCTTTTCGATGCTGCTGCGCGCCAGCGAAGTTGACGCATTCAAGGCCTATGCCGTGGAGTGCCGCGCGACGGCTTGCCTTTGGATTGGCTCCGAGCGATTTGAGAGCACCACGATCTACGGATTCATCAAGAACTTCGAAGTGCTCTTGAACTACTACGACTACGCAGACAGCGAACTAGAACTGGAGAGCCTTACATGACGGCACCTATCCAACCAACTCCCATTGATTTGCTACCGGTGGGCCCGCGCCCGATCGACACGGAGGAGCAATTTGACGCGAAGAGCTTCGCAACGATCGAGGCGCAGGAAGCCATGGTCCCGCAAATCAATGCAGCGACCGCGGCGACCTATCAAAACGCAGTCGCAGCCAATGAACGCGCTGTGATTGCGGGTGATGCGGCGGCGGCAGCAGCTGGCAGCGCGGGCACGGCAAACAACCAGGCGAACCGGAGTCGCGATGAGGCCGACCGCTCCGAGGCTGCAAAGCAGGCGGCATTGGTGGCCGCCGCCGCCGCGGGTGCCGCTGCAGGCCTGCCTTCGATGGTGGGCAAGGCAGGTCAGGCACTCGTGGTGCTTCCCGACGAGACGGGCGCCGGCTGGGCGGTAGTGAACGCTCGCGGCTCGCAGGAATACACAGCGTCGCAGTCCATCAACAAGTCCATTTTTGGCACTGCCACCTACGTGCTCGTAGAGCTTTGGGGCGGTGGTGGGTCAGGCGGCTGTTCTGGAGGCTCCAGTGCCGGCGATATGACCGGCGGCGAAGGCGGCTCCTATGCGTCTCAGGTCATACCGGTGGCTAGCCTGGCGGCAAGTACGACTCTTACTGTGGGTGCCGGGGGCGCCGCGGTGGTGCACACGGCTGCGGGGACGTCAAACATTGCGGTGGGGTTGCCTGGGGGAAATTCCAGTTTCCAAGGGCTGACGGCTTTGGGCGGCCTAGGCTCGAGTCCAGGGGGAGGCGCTACTTCTCCCATGAATGCAGTACGTGGCGCGAACGGCGGGTCTGGCGGTGGAACTGGCTCTGCCACTGTCGAGAATGCACGAAATTTTTCAGGCGGTGGTGGCGGCTCGGTTTTCGGCGGAGGCGGTGGCGGCGCCGGATCGGGGGTAGCTGGCTGGCGGACTGCAGGCGCTTCATTTTCGGCAGGTGCAGGAGGTGCCGGCGCGACAGGAACGGTCACGGGAGTGACCGGGAGCCCTGGCCAGTTCCCTTCGGGCGGCGGCGGCGGGGCTCGACTTCAGGCGAGTAGCGGAACCTGCACCTCCGGTGCTGGCGCTCCAGGAAAAGCACGACTCACATGGTGGTAAGCATGGCAAAGACATACGCAATCATTGAAAACGGCGTCGTCGTAAACATGGCGTTGGCCACGAAGGCGCTGGAATCCAACTGGGTTCTAGCGACTGCCGGCGTGGCCATCGGTTGGCTCTACGACGGGGCGGCATTCAGTCCGCCGCCTGCGCCCGAGCCGGGATCCGACCCCGTGCCGCACTCCTGCACCCGCCGCCAGGGCCAACGCGCGCTGCTGGTCCACGGGCACCTTGACGATGTGGAGGCGGCAATCGCGGCCATTTCCGATCCGCTCGAGCGCCGCGATGCTCAGATTGAGTACGAGGCCCACACCTGGGAGCGCGGTAACCCGTTCGTGCAAGCCATGTGGGCGCAGCTGGGCGGCACGCCCGAGCAGCTCGATGACCTATTCCGAATGGCGGTCACGCTTTGACCGGCGCCGCTCCACCCGCACCCGCTACGGCGGGTTTTTTTATGCCCGAACGGAATAGCTGATGCGCATATTTATCTCTCTACTCATCAGCCTGCACCTGCTGGTGCCCATCGCCGTGTGGGCGCAGTCGGTGGTCAAAACGCCCCTCAGCTACTCGCTGCAGGAATACGGGATCGTGCTGGGCACGGCCTTGCTCGGCGGCCTTGCGTCGTGGTGGATGAAAGTCCGCCGCGGCGAGATCCTGGCCTGGAATCTCTCGTCGCTGATAGGCGAGCTTTGCGTGAGCGCCTTCGCCGGGCTGGTGGCGTTCTGGCTCTGCGAGTACTTCACCCTCAATCCGCTGCTTACCTCGGCCATCGTCGGGATGAGTGGCCACGCCGGCGCCAAGGGGCTGATCTGGGTCGAGTCTGCAGGCCAGAAGGTGCTTGAGAAGAAGCTGGGAATCGATCAAGAGAAGGAGGCTCCATGAAGACAGAACTGACCAAGCAGCTGCGCCGCGATGAGGGCGAGGTCCTGAGCGCCTACGCCGACCACCTGGGCTATTTGACGATCGGCGTAGGCCGCATGATCGACAAGCGCAAGGGCGGCGGCATCACGGCCGAAGAATCGGCATACCTGCTGAGCAACGACATCGACAAGCGCCAGGCCGAGCTGCTGCGCCGCGCGCCGTGGATGGCCCAGCTCGACCCGGCACGCTTCGGCGTCATGCTGAACATGGCATTCCAGATGGGCGTCGACGGTCTGCTCGGCTTCAAGAACACCCTGTCCATGGTGAAGGCGGGCGACTACGCGGGCGCGGCGGCCGGCATGCTGCGCAGCAAGTGGGCCACGCAGACCCCGGCGCGCGCGCAGCGCCTGTCCACGCAAATGAAATCGGGGGTGTGGCAATGATCGGCCAAATCAAAGCCTACGCCTGGCAGCTGCTGGCCGTGCTGCTGCTGTTCAGCCTGGCGGCCAATGGCGTGCTGGGCTGGGCCTACCTGGGGCAGCGCGATGCAACGGCGGCCGCGCGCGCAGCGATAACTGGCGTGGAGCGTGAGCGCGACGGCGCGCGCGGTGCGGCCCAGGCCTGCAGCGATGGTGTGGAGGGGCTGGAGAGTGCGGCAGCGCAGCGTCAGGCCTGGGCCGCACCAGCGCGCGCGGCGGCGGCAGCGCATGCCCAGGCGCTGAATCAGCGCGCCGACTACACGCTGTCCACGGCGCCGGCCGCGCCTGGCGATGCATGCGCGAGCGTGCAGGCACTCGGGTCGGCCTGGCTCAAGAGGAGGGCCAAGCCATGACGCGTGCCGCCTTGGTTGACATATCCCAAAAAATGCAACAACGGTCGGTTGACACATCGCGGATTTTGCAAGGTTCGCTGCTGCTGGCCGCGCTGGCCCTGGGCGGCTGCGCGAGCGCGCCGCGCGTCGAGATCCAGACCATCAAGGTGCCCGTGCCCGTGGAATGCCGCGAGGCAAGCCCTGACCGACCCAGCATGCCGACCGAGGCCCTGGCCGAAGACGCGGACCCGTTCGATCTGCTGCGCGCGTCTCTGGCCGAGATTGACCGACGTGAGGGCTATGAGGTGAAGCTGGTTGCGGCGTTGGAAAATTGTAAGCTTCGGGTCATTTCGAGCTTCGGCGAGGGTGCTCGATGATTGTGCGAAGCCCTGAGTATTCGTGTAGCCGCTGTCGGATATGCTGGGATGTCGTTTGCGAAATATTTGATCGATGTGCCAGCGCTGCATCCGCTGGAGCGATAAGGATGTCCACACAATCACCGCAAAAAAAGCTATGCTCTTGGTTAAATTTTATGCTCCAAAAGAAAATCGGTGCACTCTTTTGTTGATGGGCATGATTTTTAATAAATATTTAAACAGCACTGCTGTCGGATTTATATCACCACTGGTGACCTGTAAGTTTTATATAATTTAATTGGCCTATGGATTTTTCTGGTTATATTTTTGGATTTAATAATTAACCAAATTTATTGGTGGATGTCGTGCAGATTCGCATGCATCGATAATGGGTGTTGTATTTTAATAACTGTCGTCATTTTGAATAATGCTATCCGATAACACCGAATCCACAACGAAGTCGTCTGAAGATGATATATTGCTCGCTCATGTGCTTTCTCTGGATTTGGAGAAAGATAAGCAGTTGTTAACTCTATCTGCGGCGGGAATAGGCCTTTTGGGGACTTTTCTGGCTGCTAAAGGAGCTGCAAACATTGCAGAGATTGTGATTTGTTGCGGAGGCTTGCTCTGCTTTGTGGCGGCGATAAGATTTTTGCTAAATTCTTTTCAGCTAAATAAAGAGTTTACTGATCAAACTCTCCAAAATGACGCCGACTCGCCAGAAGTGAAACGAGCAAGCAGGGCTTTGTATCGAGAGCAGCAAAAAGGATCTTCATATTTCTACGCAGGCACATTTCTTAGTGCTATTTTTGCACTTGTGACAGCAAGCAACTCATTTGAGATAAACCAAGTAGAAAAGTCGAAACAGCTTATTTATGAGAAATCTGAGAGAAAAGAGAAAATCCATGCCGAAATAAGTGAATCTCTATCGAAAATGGAAAAGGTACTTGCATCCATTGAGGCGAAAATCCAGGAATCTGCCGTGAAGCAGATCCCATCGGCAATTTCCACCGAAGTGGATAAATAAGAGGTTTTATGGATAAGAAGACTAATTATCAATTTTCTGTTGAGTCACCGCATGAAGGATCTCAGCACTGGGTGACTCCTAGTAATGGATTCTATAAGGTTGCGGAAATCCATAGAGGCCACACCAATTCATTATTCGCTCAGATAGAAAAAGCATTAAGCAAACAGTCCGTATCTTCCGCACTCGAAAAGTTCGAAGAGGCCGTGCGAAAGAAATCCTCGTCTCCCGAAGTCGAATGGATTGAAGATGCGTTGCGCAAGCGTGCCGGCTCTTCCGCACTCGAAAAGTTCGAAGAGGCCGTGCGCAAGAAATCTTCATCTCCTGAAGTCGAATGGATTGAAGATGCGTTGCGCAAGCATGCCGCCTCTTCCGCACTCGAAAAGTTCGAAGAGGCCGTGCGCAAGAAATCTTCATCTCCTGAAGTTGAATGGATTGAA